CTGTCCGCGCCCAGATACCACTGGTTGCCTGTGGTGGTGTTCAATGTCCGAAGCTGCAACTGACTGGCAGACAAGAGCAGCGGCGCTCCCGGCATGTTGTAGTTCGTGCCGTCGTAATAGACGTAGCGGTTGCCGGTCTGATTTAGGTAAACAAGCCCAGCATTGGTGCTGCCCCCGTATCCATACGCGGCCAGCGCCCCGGTGAGTGAAGTGATGCCGCGGCGCGCAGCAAGGTCGCCCGCGTCATTCAGCGTGAGGTTGACTGCGGTGTTCGCGCTGTTGACAAACTCGATTGCGCCAGTCGCGTTGTTCGAACGCATGACCGGCGCATAACCGTTTGCGTTCATGGCAAGCTGAGTGAGCGTGCCCGTGCTGTATAGAGTCGTGGTGCCTGTGATCTTGGTGTTGCCGTTCACCTGCAACTTGTTGGTCGCGTCATCCGTGCTCGTGCCAACTAGAACGTTACCGGCCGGGCTGATCTGAAGGTTGCCCATCAGCTTTGCCGGGTTTGCGTTGGCCGGGTTGCCGAAAAGGTCAACCAGGCGCGCGGTGAGTTGCGAAATAGATGCCATCGTTATGCCGCCTTCTTCAGTTGTGCGATTTCAGCCAGTGCTGCGTCGAGCTGGTGCTTGAGCTCCTGGACGGCGCCCACGAGCAGCGGAACGAGCTTGGAGTGGTCGAGTGCCTGCGGCACGATCGTTTCCTCAACCTCGATCACGTCTTCGGGCTTCACATTGGTTGGGTCCGCACCGTCGCGCAGAACAGGCGAATACGTGACGGCGTCCTTTTCACCCGTGACCGCTTCCGGCACCACTTCGGCGATCTCGTGCGCGAGGAACCCGTCCACCTGGGTTTTGGACGTGTCGGTCTTGAAGTTGAAGCGACTCGGCTTCGCCTGCATGAGCCGATCGAGCGCACCCGTCATGGAGATGACGTTCTCTTTCAGGCGGTAATCGGAACTCGTGTTAAAGGAGATTGACGTGCCGCTGGTCGTGATCGAGCCCGCGCTCGTGCCCGCCGCGTAGAACACCATCAGTGAGCCTGTGGTATATCCGGCGGCCTTCGACAGGTAAATGTTGGCGTCATTGTTCTGCTGGAAGACTGATGCGCCATTCCCGACGAACCACTTGCCACCGTTCTGCAAAGCAGTGCCAGTCGCATATCCAGCAACATACGATGACGAACCGATCAGGATGCTGCCCCCTGTATCAAGGCGCAGGCGCTCCGCGCCATTGACGTTGAATGCGAGGGGCACGTTAGTGCCTGTGCCCGCAGCTCCAGAGGAAATCGAAGCGATTGTGGCCTCTACAACCGCCATCTGAAGGAATGCGGCGTTTGTCGGGTCCGACTTCGACCAGCAGGTGAAATAGGCTCCGTTGCCCGTGCCGCTCGGGATTGCCCCGACTGACGTGAACGAGTTTGCTGCCGACGTTTGAAAGAGCACGCGCTGAGCATAGGTCGCGTTCGTGAAGTCGCCCGTGATGCGTGCACTCGCGACGGGGAACGACAGCCCCGGCACTGAAGGCGTCTGCCCCAGCGTCAACGCGCCCGTCTGACGGCTGAGCGTCAGCGGCGTGTCGATGTAGGCGCCCGTGTCGTCATAGCGGCTTACCGAAAGGTCCGAGCCAGCGTTCGAGCCAGCCTCCGCTGTGCTCGATGCGCCAACCTCCCAGCGATTGGCCCCGGCAGTCTGCAAAAGGATCGAGCGCTTCGTGCCTGCGTTGCCGCTGCGCTTCAGGTCGCCCGTCAGGGTGCCGCCCGAAAGCGGCAACATGCCGTTGATGGCGAATGGCGTGAACGTGACGACCTCATAGACATCGTTCACGTTGTCCGACGCATTGACGAGGGTAATGACTGCGCCGTCCGTGCCTGTGTAGTCACGGGTCGGGATGAGCTTCATGTTGTTCTTGAAGACCCAGTAGCAGCCGACCGTGTAGGGCGTCGTGATCGTTGTCGCGTTCAGCGCGAGCGAGAACGTCGCGCTCGTCGGCTGGAACACCGTCGAGGGCGAATAGACAAGTGAAGTCAGGACTTCGTAGCGGTCGCGCCCGGTCGCAGGCGTCGTCAGACTCACGTTCATGCCATCGGGCAGCGAGAAGTCGACGCCGAAGATCAGCTTGCCGTTGTTCTTGAAGACCTGCACGAAAGGCGCGCTGTAGCCATTCGTCGGAATGAGCACCGCGCCTGCGGTTGGCGTAACGACGGTGCTGACCGGTGCCGTGACGCCGTTCGCCGTCGTCTGGACAGTGCCGTCAGGGAACTTGAAGCCGCCCGTAATCGAGCGGATCACGCCGTTGACCTGAACAGGTGAAGCGCCGTCGTCGGTCGTTGTGCCGATCAGCAGGCGACCTGCCGGCGAGAAGCGCCCGCTTTCCGCATTGTTCTGCTTGAAAGTGATCGCACTGGCATCGGCAGATTCAAGCGCGAGACCGTGCGCAATAGCCGCCAGCTTGGACGGCATGCCGGAGTCAGCGCCCGACAGTCGCACCATGCCATCGCTGCCCTTTGAGCTGATCGAGCCGCCCGCCTGAATCGCGTCGGTGCCGTTGTCGGTCGTGTTGGCGAGCAGCTTGGGCGCCGCAACGCTCGTCTGGAAGGCCGGCGTGAACGCGTTGTTCCACCACGCGAGGCGCCAGTTCGATACGCCGTCCGACTCCCAGAAGAAGAAGTCATGCACCGCCGTGCCGAATGGCATGACGAGTTCAGCCGTGTCGCCTGCCTGGATCGCAATGGATGCGGCCGCGAGTGCCTTGATGCCGACACCTGCGCCCTTCGGGTAGGTGTTCGCCTTCGGCAGCGTCGTGACCCTGCCAGCGATCGTCTGGACAATCAGCCGACCCAGGTGCGACAGGTCCAGCACCGTATCGACTGCAACCGGCGTCTCGCCAGCGAACTGCACGCCAGTCGTTGCCGATGTTGCGTAGACGCCCGTGGTGTCGCAGAACAGCGAGCTTGCCTTGCCCTGTAGCACTTGCGCAGCGGGTGCCTTACCCTGCGCGGCGATCGTGAGCGTGTAACTCACGCCCTGCGGGTTCGTTGTGCCGTTCTCGACAATGAAGGGGTGCGACGTGGCCGGCAGCGTCACCGTGCGATTGCCGGCGAGCTGCCCCGTGAATTTCATGATGCCGTTGGCGGCCTGCGTGGCAGTGAGCGTGACGTCGGCCGCGCCCACGTCCAGCTCGAGGTAGCCGTTGACGGCAGCCGCGCTGTTGAAAGCGTTCGTTGCGCTGGTCGCGGCGTTTGCTTCGCTGGTTGCCGCAGCGGTTTTACTTGCCAGTGCGGCAGCAGCCGAAGCCGCGCTGTTCGTTTCGCTGGCCTTCGCGTTCGCTTCGCTTGTCGCGGCCGCGGATTGCGAGCCGCTGGCGGCCGATGCAGAGCCCGCCGCAGCCGACGCGCTGAGTTGCGCGTTAGCCGTTGCCTGCTCTGCGTCGAGATTTTCATCGCCCCACACGCCAGCGTTATAGACGCGCGTGCGCTTCGGGTTCATCGCCGTGTTGAAGTAGCGCGCACCGTCAACCAGCGGATCGCCGTTGTTATCGACGGTGGGGTCGGCGGTCTTTTCGCCGAGCCACACGGCATTCAGCGAATGCAGGGCTGCCTGGATCTGCGCCGCAGACGCAGCAGCCGCGTTAGCCGCGGTGTTGGAGTCGGTCGCGCGCGTGTCGCTTCTCGTCGCACTGGCGGCTGAAGCGGCCGCACTCGTTGCCGAATTCGTTTCGCTGGTATGAGCCGCGTTCTGCGACGCCAGTGCTGCGGCGGCGCTCGCTGCGGCAGCCGCCTGGCTGGCCGCGGAGTTGGTCTCGCTGGTCTTGGCGTTGGTTTCCGACGTCTTGGCGTTCTGTTCGCTGGCCTTGGCGTTCGCTTCGGAGGTCGCTGCATTCTGCTCGCTCACATGAGCGGCGGTCTGTGACCCAGCGGCGGCCTGCATGGCAGCATTCGCGCCATTCAGGCTTGCATGAATCTCGGCGATCGACGCGGCGAAACCAGCCGGGTTGATCTCGGTGATCATGTCCTGGATCTGATACATCGCCTTCGTCCAGATCGCAGCCGTGCCGACGTCGCCCTGCGAAATGAGCGGCAGGTTGTCCGGGACCGTGAAGTCTGTCGCGAACACGCAGTTGGTCATCGGCGCACTCGCGCCCTGATAGTTCGCAGCCAGAGTCACGACGGTGTTGGTGCCGTCATATACCGCGTCAGCCGCAATCACATACGGCACCAACTCACTGGCGACCATGAAAATGTTGTTCGCACGGATGCGATACGCCACATTCACGCCAATGATGGTGACAGTCTGACTGCCGTTTGCGACCGTGCAGACCTGCTTGAGTTGTGCCATTGCGAGAGAGCCTGTAAGCGTCTGGATTGCTGCCGATTATACAGTCAGTTTTGACTGTTGGACAACAATCCGTTAGACGCTTTCAGGCCCGCCGTCAAGGCTTCTTATACTTCTCTTTCACCTGTTGGCAGTGTTCGATCCACATGACCGTTTCTGGCGGCAACTGGAAGCCTTGCGAGCCAAGCTGGGCGAGCGCCTTCATGATGGCGTCGAGCTGATCACCGATCGGCATGTAGGCGGCCTTGCGAAGCGGCAGCGGATCGACTTCGTGATGGATCTTCATGCCTGTGTCACCTCGAAAGTTGCGTCCAGCATGGGAAAGGCCGAGACCGTCACCGCGAACGTGCCGGCGTGGGAGAACGACAGGTCACAGTGGTCGTCCGTGCAGTCGTGCGCGACACCCTCGACCGTGACCGTGCATGGCACAGGCAGGTTCTTCAGCGTCATGCCGTCGAGTGTCGCGCTGTTCGGTGGTCGCACCAGCAACGCCCCGCTCGCGACGTAATGCGTTTCCCGCGTCCCGCGGCCAAGCGCAACCTGCTCTCCTTCGCCAAGCACCTGGCTTGCGAGCATGAAAGCGGGAATCGTCCCATGCACGCCGATACGGCCGCCTGCATCAGCGACCACGTAGTCGGTCATGGTGTAGTCGGGCGCAGTGCTCATCGTTTTGCCTCAAAAACCAGAAGTAAGCCGTGTTTCGGGGACGACGGGTTCGCGTCGTTCGGGTTAAGAAAGGTGAACTGGATGATGCCGGCCGCCGGCTGTTGCAGCGTAAAGCCTGTGTAAGGGCCGTAGTTCGTCGCGTTCAGGATCTCGGCGCCATTCATTCTCACGGACATGGTGGCGGGCGTGACGTCACCCTGCGTGCTGATCCATCCGAGGTCCGTCGAAATGAAGACAGTCAGCACACCGCCAGTGGACTGGTAGTAGACCGAGTTGCCGTGATAGACGCCCCACTGCACGAGCGTCGAGACAGCGTTCGGGCCGATACGCAGGGTGTCGATCTGGGCATAGCCAATGTGCGCCGTGCCGATCTGGGCGTTGCCGATCTTCGCCGAGGTAATCTGGGCATCACCGATCTTCGCGTTATCGATCGAGGCGTCACCGATAAGGGCGCTGCTGATGATGACGCGCGGCTGGCCGTAGACCGAGCCGATCGTGAACGGGTGGATGCCCGGATAGCCCGGCAGGTTCACCGAGAAGGTGTCCGTGCGCACCGCGAACTCGCTCACGATCTGACCGTTCACCGGATAGGAGGCGAGCCCGTAGCCGCTCACATATCCGTTGTTGTCAATCTTGACCGTGTATTGCGCCGAGAGTCCGTTGATCGAGTTCGCCTGAGTCTGGAGCGAGGTCGTGTGACCGCCGACCGTGGTCTGCAGGGTCGAGATGAGAGTGGCGTTCGCGCTGTCGCCGGCCGCGCGTGTGGTCTGCTCGGTGGTAATCGCCGCGGTGTTCGAGGCGACGCCGGCCGCGACCACATCAAGGCGCTGCCCCAGCGCGCCGTCCGCGTTCGTGCGCGCCGTCTCCTCGGTCGTCACCAGTGCAGTCGTCTGGTCGATCTTGGCGCTCACGCCATCGACTCTCGTCGACAACGCCGATACCGAATCCGACACTGAAGACTGGCTATTGAGGATCTCTGTCTTCGCATCCTTCAGGCGCTGGTTGACGCTGCCCGGCAGGTTGTCCGCGCCGTCCACGAGATCGATGCGCTGCTGGAGCTCGGGAATCAGTTGCGAGTCCTTGAGCACGCCGTCGGCGATCGCCTTCACGTCCATATACGGCGTATGGAAGGTGAAAACGGCGCTCGGGATCAGTTCGCTTTTGCCGAACGCGTCATACGGCGCGATCATGAACTGGTAGTCCGAGTTGAACATCAGGTTCGTGAGCAGCACCGACGTGTCCGGGCCATCGTAAGCGAGCTTGGCCGGGTCCATCGAGACGTGCGGATCGACGTCACCACTCCAGGCGAGGAAGATCTCCGCGCCGGCGTAGTCCGGGTCGCCCGTCGTCTGGAAGTTGATCTGCACGCGGTCAAACGCAGCCGTGTTCGTGATGCTCACCACCTGTGGCGGCGGATTGTAGGCATCGATCACGCACGGCTTGCCTTTGTTGTTGAAAATGTCGCGCGCGCAGATATGGAACGTCAGCCGGCGGTGCAGACCATCGGCAAAGTTCTTCTCGTAGGTATAGTCGTAGCTGTTGTCGGTCGTGTGCTCCGTGCGCAGCAGGTGCCCGTTCTGGTCGTAGACCGTGATCTCGTAGTCGAGGAAGTGCGGGTCGCGCGCGCCCGAATCGGCGCCGTCCGGCTCTGAGCCGAACTCGTAGGAGCCGGTGACGGAGTTGTAATTCCAGAAAATCTTGCAGTCGCGGCCCGACCAGATGAAGTTCGCACCCGTGACTGCTGCGACCTGCAGCGAGCCCGCCGAGCCGATGATCTTGTGATTTGCGACCGGCGCGTTTTCGTAGCTCGCGCGCTTGTTCCAGAGGTCATAGGCCACCACCTTCACAGCGACGAGGTCGCCCGTAGTGGCGCCCGTCACCACATAGGTCGGAGCGGACGGCACCGTCGCGACCTTGTTGAAGGCGCCGCCGTTGATCTGGACGTAGATATCGGCGCCCGCGTAGGAGCCCACGATCGGCAAAGCCCACGACGCGCGCACCACGTTCAGGATGTTGGTGCCGTTGACGTAGCTTTCTTCGTAGACGGAGAGCTCCTGCACTTCCCCGATGGCCGCCTGCGACGGATCGAGCAGCGGGGGCGTGAGTGTGCCCAGCACGCCGTCATACGCAGACAGGTCATAGACCGCCTCGTTGTATTCGAGCGCGCTGATGGTGCGGTTCAGCGAACTGGACGCAAGCGTGATCGACTTCACGCGATACGGCCGGCGCACGTTGGCGCTCTCGCCAAAAATGTAGTTCGTGAACTGGGTCGGCGTGTAGTTAAGCGGCGTCTGGGCGTGGATCGTCTCGGTCTCGCCCGGCTGGTTGACGATCGACACTTCCGTCACCACGTCCGTGTCGATCAGCGTCACGGTGTCGCCCGCGGTGAAGCCACTGACGTCGTCCACGTAGACGCCGTCACTCACGATCGTCGTGATCGCAGCTTCGGCACCGCTGCCCGACCGGATACGCAGCACGCGACCGGATACGCTCGCGCCACCCGCGATCTGCACGAAGTTGTTGATAACGTTCTGGATGCGGCCCGAAAAGCGCGTCACGGTGTCCGTGAGCAGCAATGCCTTGTAGACCTTGCCGGCCTCCATCGTCACAGGCTTGTCGAGCGCCAGTGCGGTTGTCGTCGAGCCTGCTTCAAGGCGGCCCGAGTAAGCCCAGTCAGGCATGTCGTGCTGCACCAGCACCACGTCGCCCGGCGTGCAGGCAATTGCCTCGATGGGCGCGTCGAACTCGACGCTCTGCGTGAGGTAGCGGTTCAGGTTCAGCGCAAAGGCGCCTTCCTTGTAGGCGGTCTTGATATCCGTGACGCCATACATCGTAATCGCCGACACATTCTGCTGTGCCGCGGTCAGCGCGAGCGTCGAATCCTGGACCTTGACCGTCTTCGCCTTGTTGTAGTCGGTCTCGTCGAAGTAGGTCACGTCGACTTCAGTGGCCCGGTCCTTCATGCCGAGCCACGTCATCTTGAAGCTGTCCTTGACGATGTTGCCCATGCCAAACATCATCACCGGGTCCGACGGCGCTTCGGTCGTCACGTAGTAGCGCGTGCCGAGCTGCATGACCTGCGCATGCCCCACGCGCATGACGAGCGCGGCCGCATCCCAGAAGGTCATCACCTGGTCGAGCGGGCCGTTCCACACGAGGCCCGCCGTGTCGCAGTAGTTTGCCCACGCGATAACCGAGTCCAGATCGATACGTGACGGGTCGATGCCCGCGCCATACACCGAGTTGGTGGTCATGTCATACCAGACCCAGGCCGGATTGGTGCTGGGCACCTGGGACGAGACGAGCTGGCCGTCGACGCGGCCGATCACGGTCACGAGCTTGCCGCCGTGCATGAAGGTGACGTTCGGCACGCCCGAGAGCTGCGAGTCCATCTGCACTCTCAGCGCGAGCAGCGCCGTGTTGTTGTAGGCGACGCCGTCGAACTTGATCTCGTTAATATCGGTGACGTAGGTGTCGCTCTGGGCCGTGTCCGAGTTATCGGTCGGAAACTCGGACCGCACCACGTTCGTGAAGTTGTTCACGGTCGTGATGGTGTAGTCGGTGTTGCGGCGAACGCGGATCTCGTAGCGTGCGAGCGGCACCTGCGGCGACGTGAAGCTGCGGCGCACCGTGGCGCGCAGGTTGTCCGTGATCGTGATGTTGCCGGTGGTGGTGGTCGTATTGATCGCGATGCGCGCGATGCCACCAAGCGCTACCGGCCAGGCGCCAATTGGCTTGCCGATGAACTGGTCATACTTCGAATGCGCTTCAGCGAGCGCGGCCGCAGGCACGTTCAGAGCGCCGCCGGCGAAGTGAATGTCGATCCCGCTGATGATCAGCGTCGGGTCGAAGTCGAACGCACCAGGCGTGCCGGGGAACACCGGCACAATGTCCACTTCCTGATACAACGTGCTCGTCGGCCCGAGACCGATCCAGTTGGGCGAGCCGACCTGACGGTAATCGGCTTCGATAGCGACCGTGTTGTTATTGATCTTGCCGGTGGTCGTGTCGACCGAATACAGGCCGAGCGGGCAGGCGAAGTCGATGCGGAACTGCTCGCATTCCTCCACGGTGGTGAACGTGACGAAGTCGCCGTTAGCCGGCAGCATCACGTTGTGGTTGACCGGCGACATGATCTTCGAGAACCAGTCGATCGGTGCCTGCGCGCCATACCCCAGACGCTGCTGGAGCGTGAGCTCCTGGAAGTCTTCTGCGGCCCGGCCATTGATCAGCACATCGGAGATGGACGCAATCGGCCCCTCCCCGGCGTTCACCAGCATGTAGAGAATCTGGTTGTTGCCCTTGCCGCTTGCGTCCGAGCCGCTCGTGTTCAACTCGGTATAGAGGCCGATGATGTTGCCGGCCATCCGGAATTTGCCGTAGCTCACCGGATATGGGACGCCTTCGTTGCTGGTGTTCTTTGCACCGTCCGCGCCATAGGACGCGCTGTTGTTGAGCGAACCGCCCGTGTTGGTTGCCGTGGCCGGCGGGAGAATCGCATTGAGCAGCATCGAGCCCGCGACCGTGACCGCCGTAGCCACCGCGGCCGATGCCGCTGCGAAGCCCGCTGTGCCTTCTGCGAAGCCCATTGCGCCGGCTGCGGCGCCGCCCGTATAGGCCGCGGCGACCGCGATGACCACCATCGCGATCATGCGGAAGATGATCTTGCCGCCGCCACCATCACCGCCACCGCCGCGCGGGATCGGGCACAGGACAATGAAGTCGTCTGCCTGCGGGAAGGTGTTGGCGAGATCCTCCGGCTCGATGACCGCGCCGTTGCATGACACCACGTAGTCGTCGGCGAGGCCCGCGGGCAGGTAGGCAGCAAGCGACTTGCGCTTCTTCCATACCCATTGCTCGGTCTCGACACTGCGCAAAGGCTCGAAAGGGTTGACCACCCGACGCACGTTCAGGTGGCGAACTGTCTTCTCGCGCGGTTTGCGTTTAGCCTTCGTCTGCACAGTATTCATAGAAGCCGACAATCCGATGTTTCCAGGGGTCAAGCCGCTCGATCACCACACCACCGGACTGCTCCCAGGTATGGATAAAGCGACAGTCAGTTATTACTATTCCGACATGCGTAATGAAGCGCCCAGTCCTGAACATCACCACGCAACCAGGTTTGGGCGCGTCAAGACGCTTCCAGAATTGCGCAGAACCGACCATCAGCGCCTGAATGCGCGCCGTGTCGGCGGGCGAGGTGTAATCGGGCGCCTTCACGCCCGAGTCACGCTCGATGATGTAGCGGCACAGGCCATAGCAGTCGAAGCTCGCCGGGCCACGCCCACCGCGCTCGAAGGGAATCCCGATGAGCTGGGAGTTGGTGAGATATTCCATAGTCAGTTTTGACTGTTATTCTACACGTAGAGCGAGCCTTGTGGCACAAGGTTCGGGCAGCCACCAAAGTTCACCGTGTTCTGGTGCGCACGGCAGCCATTCGCACCGTCGAGCGTGTGATCGCACGCGAGGAGCGGACCGCTGTAGCGGCAGGTGGTCCCATCGCGATAGATCCACGTGCAGAAGTCGCGGCGCTGGATTCGGCGCGGGAACTGCCGGTTCAGCGCGTTCTCGGCGCCAAGCGTGAAGTTGACCTGGTAGTTCGACGCGCTCGCGTTGATCACCTCGAAGAATTCGGTTACTTCGGGGTCGCCATCGAGATTGTTGGAGGCCACGACGATGATCTTGACCTGGAAGCCCACCCCGCCGGCGTTGTCGTTCATCTTCGAGAGCACGGCACGCGTGTAGTCGAAGAAGTTCAGATTGACGCTCGGCATCCCGCCAAGCTGCGCCGTCACGTCGATCGAGAACTGCACCGCCTGGTAGGCGACACCGCGCAGCACGACGTCCTCGGTGTTGTTGACGTAGCGCAGCGTGTCGAGGATGACGCCCGTCATGGGGTCCGGCACCTTGATCTCCAGACACACGAGATAGGCTGCATCGCTCGCGACGCGGTTCTTCTCGACGACACTGGCGACTGAAATCTTGCCCGACATTACACTTCCTCCAACTTGAATGTGACGTCATAGAAGCGCGTCATCCCGGCGCCCGTGTAGGAAAACTGCAGGGTCGTGTCGGTCGTGAAGCGCACCGCCTTGACGGTGTTATCCGTCGGGTTGGTCCAGTCGAAAATCACCGAGCCGCCATAGACTGAATCGAAGAACGCCTGGAGGGTATTCTTCTGGTCTTCGGTCAGGCTCGTGAAGCCGGACTGGTAGGTTCTGCGCGGCTTGCGCGTATGACGCGGGCGCGTCATCACGTAGCCGCCGTCCATCTTGCTGGCGATCGTCGGGTTCTCCTGGGCCACCTGATACTTCGATGAGTCCTGGAGATCTGCGAGAGGGAAAACGGGATTGGTCATGTTTTCATTGCCGATTTCATGCCATCGCGGAAGGAGCCGGGCTGCTGTGCGCTCGTGAGCACCACATCGAGGATCATCTGCCGGCCGTCAAACCGCGGTTGGCCCTGTTGCTGGGAATTGAACTGCTGGCCGGTCTGGTTGATCACGTTGACCGTGACCTGCGGTGCGGCGCCAGAAGCCGTCGAGCCGCCACCCGTGGTCGTGCTCGAGCCACCGTTCAGCGTGACCGGGATCGTGCGACCATCCGGCAGCGGCACGTAGGCTTCAGTCATCGAACCTTCGCCGTAGAGCGCGAGCTGCGGGCTGTCTGCGACGCCGCCGTTGGCATACTTGCGAAGCTGCAGCGCGCCGGCGCTGGTCATGATCCCGCCATTGGCGAACTTGAACAGGTCCGCGCCCGAGGTCGAGTTGTAGTTGTAGCCGCCCTGGAGGTTCGTGCCGGCGCTGGTGCCAAAGAGCGAGCCGCCACCCGACACGTCAGTGCCAGTCGCGACCGATCCGGTGCCACCAAAATAGGAGCCCGTCGATCCGGTTGCGCCGAAATAGGCGCCCGCGGCCGTGCCCAGAATGCTGACGAGCGAGCCTGCAGCGCCCCCACCCGACGAGCCGCCCGCCATCTGGGCGAGCGCCTGCGCTGCCACCATCGCGGCATTGGCAAGCGCACCCAGGGACGTCGTTGCCGCGCCCTGCACGTTGCCCTGCATCGCCAACTGCGTGACTTGCGCGCCAAGCGCCTGGGTCGTCTGCTGCACACCCTGCGTGGTGAGTGTCGAGAAGCTGGACTTCAGCGCGTCAGTGTTGCCCGCCAGGCCACCGAGCGCCTTGCTGACAGCGCTGGCGCCCGCATCACCCGCCGCTCCGGCGATCGAGTTGCCGGCCGCCGTCGACGCATTCGGGAACAGCTTCTGGTTGATGATGCCCGTCAGCGCATCCAGTCCCGTCTTCAGCGGCTGCGAGAAGGTCTCCTGGAGCTTGATCTTCAGGACGTCGAGCGCCATGTTCTCGGCGAGCTGCCCGAGGTTGGCCTTGCCGGTCTTGACGAACGACATCATGGCGTCGATCACGCTGTTCGCCCAGCTCGCCTCTGCGTCCTGCATCTGCTTGAGCGTGTCGTTCCACGTCTCGACCAGACCGTCCATCGGCGTGCGAAGCAGTCGTGCGCGTTCGGCAGCAGTAACCTGCAGGTGCTGGTTGAACGCCTGCTCGGCCTGAAGCTGGAGGTCGAGCCCGCGCTTGCGCTCAGCCGCGGCCTGTTCGGGCGAGGTCGCAGACGAAACCGCCGCATCCGTATTGGCCTGCAGTGCCTTCATATCGAGGAGATACTGGGCCTGATCCTTGGACGCTTGCGTGTCAAAGGCCGCGGTTTTGCGCTGGCTCTCAAACGGCAGCAGCGACTGGAGCGTCTGGTCGTCCTTGCTCTTGAAGCTGGAGGTGAAGTTCAGCAGATCGGCGCCGGCGCGGTTCTGCAACGCCTCATTCTTGCGCGCGTTCCATTCCTTCCATGCTTTCGTGCCGGTGCCCAGACGTTCTTCGGCGCGCGCCAGCTCCCGCTCGAGCGCCGTCATCTCGCGCGTCTGCTTCGCGGAGCCGTTCTCGGCCGCGTTGCTCATCGCCTCTTTCAGGTCGTTTTCAGTCGAGGCGAGCCGCTCGTTCGCGAACACAATCGCCTTCTTCTGCTCCTCGACCTGCTTGAGCTGCGCCATCTGGTTGATGGTCGCCTGCACCGCCGCGTTGGACGTGTCGAGCGAGCCGTCCGCGTTCTTCCATTGACGGTTGCGCGGGTCGTGCGCCTTGTCGAAGTCCCCGCCCTGCCACTTGGCGGTAAACTCCGCGAGTGCGTCCGCGCGCAGCGCTTCCATGCCCTTGGGCTGGCGCGTGAGCAGCGCACCGAGGTCGCCCTGGTCGACCTTCAGTTTCGCGGCGATCTGTTCCTGGAATTTGACGAAGGGGTCTTCGAACTCGCGCTTCGGCCGCGTCATGCCCGCGGCGAGCTTGTTCGCGTCCGTGTCGTCCAGCTCGATGCCGCCGTGCTTCGGCTCTGCCTTCTTCGGCGTGTTCTGCGCAGCCAGGCTCGCGTTGCGGTTGGCTTCGCGCTGGTCAACCGTCGGGTCATTGAAGGCGGCTTCGCGGGCGATGCGCGCAGCTTCTGCCGCCTGGACGCGCTTGGCGTCGGCCATACCGCGCTGATTCTGGCCGCCCGTCGTCGAGCCGTGTGCGTTGCGGTCGGTGCGACTGACGAAGTGAGACTGGCCGGGCGCACCGTCAGCAGCGGGGGCGTCGTCAAAGAGCTTCCAGTTCTTGATATCGGCAAACTTCTGCTTCAGGTCGCGCCAGAAGTTCGCAGCCTTGCCCTGCAGCGAGTCGAACCAGTGCTGGAACCAGTCCTCGACCTTGTGGCCGCCGACTTCGAGCCCGCCGATCAGCTTGGTCAAGTCCCATGCGAGCAGCAGCCAGCCCACGTAAGGGATCGCGCGCATGAACAGCTTGCCGGCCGTCGAGACAAAGAGACTGATCCCTTCGAGCAGACCGGTCAGCGCACCCGTCGTTGCTGTTGCCGCAGCGCCCGTCGCGCTCGCAAGTGCTGCAGGTGCTTCGGCAACGCCCGCGAGCGCCCGGATCGTCGTGATGACGCCGCCCACCAGGCCCGTGAGCTTGGTGAAGCCGGAGAACGCGAGAATGACGCCGCCTACTGCTGCCGCGAGCGTGTTGAGCTGCACCAGCATCGGATTATCGGTGCCGACGCGCTTGAACCACTGGAACAGGTCGTTGATGCCCTGGATCAGCGCCGTCACCATCGGCAGCACGGAGTTGCCGATCATCGTGCCGAGGTCGCTCAGGTTCGCCTTGAACTCCTTCACGGCGCCCGAATACTGCTTCATCAACTGGTCGTTGACCTCGTCAATGTTTTTCGAACCCTTGATGGTCTCGCGCTGCGCGTTGATCCGGTTGGCCGAAGCCGGGTCCATTGCGGTGGACATAGCCTGCGACGCAGTGGTCGTGACGCCCAGGCCCACCAGCACCTTGGCGATCGCGACGCCCTGTGCCTGCGGGTCGTTAATGTCCTTGCCCTGGTAATACTTGTTCTGGTTCTGCTTCTTCTGGGTGAAGGACAGCAGCTCGTCGTAGTGCTTCTGCAACCACTTGACCGGGTCTTCCGCAGCCAGATCGCCGTCCACCAGACCCGCGTGCTTCGCCTGGAAGCGCACCTGTTTCGGATCGGCGCCAAAGTCGATCGCGCCTGTGTTCAGCAGCCCCGAGCCCGCGAAAATCTGCACCGCCTGGTCGGTCATCTGCTTGCCCAGCGCGTATTGCTGGAACATCTTGTAGGCCGTGCCCACGCGCGACACACCGGCACCGCCCCCGCCCTCACCGCCGGCGACCTTGAACTGGTCGACCACTGCCATGAGGTTGATCAGGCCGTCATCGCTCAGGCGTGCAGCGCCCGTGCCCATCTGACGCAGCACCGTTTCCGCGTCCTGGATCTGGACCTTGCCACCGGTGGAGGTCGAGACCTGCTGGAGCAGGTTGAACGTGCGCTTGGCCGCTTCCGGGTCATTGACCTGCTGACGCGTTTCCACCACGCCGTAGAGGTTGCGGATCGTCGATTGCATGTCGCCGTGCGCCATGCCCAGCGACTGCAGGTTGTTGGCCGCACGCACTGCCGTCTGGAGCGTCGCGTCGATCACGCCGACGTTGTTCTCGCCCACGGAGGCAATCGCCGACATGCGCGACTTCACCGCGTCGAGTTGCGACAGAAACTGGTTGGTCTTCGCCAGATCGAACGCCTTGTCGAAGAACTCCTGCGTCTGACCGCCCGGCAGGTTCAGCGACTCCACGATCGTGCGCTGCTGCTGCATCTCAGCCGCATCACCAACGCTTGCCTTCAGACCGTTCTCGATCTTCAGGGCGGCCCACATCTGCGCCATGCCCTTAAGCGAATCGGTCAGCGCGTCGGCCTGACCACGCACGGTCGTCATGTTGCGCCCGGCCGCGCTCATCGCGTTGCTCTGGGCGGCAGTGACGCTGGTGTTGGCCTGGGTGACGCGGTTAAGTGCGTCAGTGGCGACCGTGTTCTTGTCGGTCGAGACAGCGAGATTGTTGTTCGCCTTGACGAGCTGGATCACCGTGCCCGAGAGCTTGGCGATCGTCGTCTCAAGCGACGTGATGGCCTTGGTGAGCGCAGCGTTCGACTGCGTCGCTCTGGTGGCGGCAGCCGACTGGGTATTCTTCGCGCCCGCGGCGTTCTTCGCCGATGCGGCAAGCTGGTTGTTCGCAAGCGCCGCCTTCATGGCAGCGTTCGGGGTCTGCAGCAGGGCGGCGACCGCCTTGTTGCCCGATGCAGCCATCGAGGCAGTCGCGGTGTTCAGTTCCGCCGCGGACTTCGTTGCAGCATTGCCGGCGTCGGTCAGACCGGTGCGCGCACGCAGCAGCGCGGGCACGGTCTTGTCGTAGCTCGCGGCCAGGGTGCTGGCAGCGGCCGCTGCGGCTTCGGTGTTTCTGGCGGCAGGCGCCGCTGCATCGCCGACACCCTGGATGGACTTCTGCGCCTGCGCAGCAGTGCTCGCTGCCTGGGCAAGGCCGGACGACAGGTTCGAGATCGCTTCGGCGGCAGCGGTGACGCTCTTGCCAAGCGGGCTGACGGAGGCATCAGCCTGCTTGGTGGTCTTGGCAAAATCGCCCAGCGACGACGCGATGCCTTCCATCGTCTTGGCGAGATCCTGCATCGGCGCCTCGACGCCGGTCGCCGTGGACTGAAGACCCTTCAGGCCCGCACTGAGCGCGTCGGACTGCTCCTTGGCGCGTTGCGTCTTGAGGGTAAAGCCACTGTCGTCCAGCGTGAGGACAACCTTGATCTCGCCACCGATGCTCATCTTCTAAATCCTCGACCCTATGGTTTGTCCAGCCATCTGCTTGAGTAAGTGAATGCCTCCCTCATCTCGCTCTGCACTCTGGGCCGCTATCGCCGGGGCGCTCATCTTCGCGATGTTTCCAATCTCGACAATGAGCTGCTTGCGGTAGGCGGTCGCACCTTCGGAACTCTGGGAGCTGGCCGACACCGTCAGGGTCCGCATATCCTTTTGCGCCGAGATCCGATCGACGTTCTCGTGAAACAGCCAGAAGCGCTTCATCGTCCAGCCGAGAATCCGATCGTCGTCGTAGCCGTAGAAGTGCGCGACCCGGCAAAAGAGGAACCCGAAATCGAGCTCCTCGAGTGCCGGCTGCGTCAGTTTCCCGAGGCGCCCTCGTCGGTCTCGCTGGCGGCGGCAGCAGCAGCAGCGGCGGTCTCAGCTTTCTCGACGTCGTCGCCGCGAATGAAGGCGGTGATGGTGTTCAGTTGCTCCAGCGAGCAGGCCGTCAGCGTCTCGCGCGAGACTTCAGGCACGCTGCGCACGATCATGTCCACCGCTGCGTCCACCTGATCGGCAACGGTCGCGCTCGGGTCGTCCGCGAGCTTTTGGGCGATGCGCGCCGTCTCGATGAAGTTGGCGACCGTCAGGGCCGGCACTTCATACGTCTTGCCGCCGAGAACCAGTTCGCGCTTGTCCTGACCGCTCAGTGCGTCCAGATTCAGAATCTTTGCCATGTGCATACTCCTCAAGAGTGGGACAGCCCCGCTTCAGTCAGCGGGGCTTGTATAGTCAGTTTTGACTGTAACGCTACTTACGGCGCGACGGGTGCCGCGCCGACCTTGAACAGCTTCTGCGTGACCGGGTCCGGGTAGCCCGTGAAGTCCACGTCGTAGATCCGTTCCTTCTCGACTTCGTAGACGAAGTTCAACGCGCCCGACGTTGCCGCCAGCGGAATCACGAAGTCTTCCGAGTAGTCGGTGGGGGCCTTCGCGATCGGGTGCAGACGCAGCTCCTTGGCAATCGAGAGCAGGTCCACGCCGATGCCGACCGACACTTCCACGCTCTTGGCCTGGGTCGTGCCATCGGTCACGAGCGTTGCGCCCGGCATGATGTTCACCATGTTTTCCAGCGTCGTTTCCGCGAGCGGCACCTTCACCGACACGTCGCGCTGCATGATGATTTCGTTGATGGTCGTCTTGCCGAACTGGTCGACGTTCACCTTGTGGGTGTCGGTCTTCACGGTCACTTGAACGCCGCCCTGGGTGTAGCCCAGATCCACGCCGTCAAAGAAAACCGAGCAGACACCCAACTTTACGTTCTTGGTATCGCTTGCCACTCTAAACTCCTTTGCAAAGAGGTTTGGATAGTCAGTTTTGACTATCGCGCGACTATACCACAGGCGTCCTGCCGAGTCACTAGCCGACCGCCTTGATGGCCGCGTCGGTGAGCGAGTTGAGGATTTCCGCCGCGACTGCGTCGGCTGCCCGTTCCATGTATTTGCCTCCGACCTGCCCGGAGCCTGCGTTCTTCGCTTCGGACTTCGGACCAAGCTGCAGGGGGCCGGCGGGCGTCAGGTGCTCGTGCATCTCGTAGGCGTAGTCGCCCACTGTCTTGCCGGGACGCTCAGGCACCGGCATCTGCGCGTCCACGTAGACCTCGACGCTCTTGCGCTCGAACTGGCCCAGCTCGTTGCGCCCACCGCCCGCCTCGCGCACCTTGATTGCCTGCTCAAGATTACCCTCATCGACCGGAGCGAACTCGCGCGCCTTCTGTGCGACCTTCTCCGCCTCGACCTTCATTTGCGCGTAGACGCCGCGCACCGCCCTTGCGCCTACCTGCTGAATGAGCGCACTCAGGCTCCCGCTCTCCTCGATCGTGATGCTCATGCCAGCTCCTCATCACTCACGAAGCAGATTTCGAAGTTCACGCTCCATTCGATCAGGTTCGCGCTCGATAGCGGATACGGAACCGGCAGCGTGAGTGGCCGGCAGTAGTTGATCTTCGCGGTGTCGATCATGGTTTCTGCGGGCACGCGCAGCGTCGCGATGACCTGGCGCATCAGTGCCTGCCCCGCGTCGTAGGTGGGGGCGCGCGCGATCACCTGGAAGCGCGCCCGGTAGAACCCTGGCAGGTAGTTGTTGATCGGCACGCCGGAAAGCGGGTTGCGCAGCATCACGGCCGTCGTCACCGTCATCGGCATCTGGTCGATGAAAATCGACTTGCCCTGCACGCCGAGACCGGCGTCCTCAAGGCGCTGTGCAAAGGGAAGCAGGTTCATGGGGCACTCCACACGTTCAGGCGGACCTCGTAGTGGTCGATCCGGCCACCGAGGTCGTATTGCGGTGACTTCGAGACCACGCGCAGCGTGAGACCCGCGGCTCTCACCACGTCGTTGACGTTCGCGCGTGTCTTCGGCGAGAACAGCAGCAGCGCGTCCTCGTTCAGTTCGAACGCGGCGCCCCGGCTTGCCGTCGTATCGCCGCTGACGGACGTCTGCTTGGACTTGATCTCGATCTTGACCACGCTCACCCTTTCTTTGACGCTCGGGCCGGGAATCAGCTCGCCGTGGACATTGGTCGCGCCGGACGTGGTTTCGATCACACAGGGGACAGTCGGGTTAAACATGCAGCACCGCCTTGGTGTTCGGGTGAAAGACGCGCCGGCGGGCTTCCTCGAGCGACAGGTAGCCGTGCCTGCCTGCGATCGACACTTCTTCGGGACTCGCGTCGGCCCGCTCGATGAAGACCACGTCCTGGCCGCGGCGGTTCGCCTCGAACACGACCGCTTCGATCGACGTCTGGATGGCGAACTGGCGGATCGTGGTGCGCATGATCGTGTTGGCCTCGAACATGCGGCCGGCGGCGTCGCTCGCGCGAAAGTCCAGCGCGCCGAGCTTGCTCTGCACCAGCAGCCCCATGCCGCCGGTGGCGTTCTTCAGCATCGCCGCGGGGCTCGTGCCGGCACCACGCAGCCGCTTCATGACCGTCTTGATGTTCTGCGCGACCGTGACATGCACGCCCGAGAGCGCAGTCGCGAACCATGCGCTCGTGGGCGCGTCCGCGTGCAGTGTTGCTGCGTAGCGCGTCATCTCGCTTTCGGCGCGCGCAATGAACGTTCTGGCAAGCGCATGCGCGCTTGTCGAGACGCTCGTGAGGGTCTGCGGGGTCACGCTCGTTCCCGGCGTCGTCACACCGAGATATAGCCCGGTGAGCGCCGACAGGAACGAACGATAGTCGCCCATCACCGTCTGGGTCAGGTCGTCGTAGGTCACGTGCGCGCGAGCCTCTTGGAGTTGGTCACGAAGTAGCTCACGTAGGACATGGCCCGCTTGCAGCACGGCATTTCCAGCGGCTTGGTCGAGCGGTAGGTCTGCCGTGTGGTGCCGACCGCATCCGAGGTCAGTCCCATCTCGCGCTTCAGCGCAATCGGGTCGTCAGCGAGGATCGCATCGGCTTCCGCGACCTGGGCCTTTCTGAGCGCGCCCTTGAAGCGCTCGGGCAGCGAGGCAAACTGCTGTGCGTTCAGCAGCTCCAGGTTGCCGTCGAACATGAACAGGCTGTCAGTCGCCGCATACTTCGAGATATACGTGCCTTCCGGGATGAAGTTCAGGCTGTCCTGGCCGAAGTTCAGGTTCGAGTTCAGCAGGTAGTAGCTGAGCTTGCACAGGTGCCAGCGCGCCTCGATCATGGCCGCGTAGCGCTCCTCGTCGCTCGCCGCGTCCCAGGCCGGCGTGTTCGGAATGTCGATCGCCGTCAGTTGCGCCTGCGCGTAGGTCTGGAAGCTGTTCAGGCCCGGCACCAGCGTATCCACGGGCTCGATGGCGTAGACGTAGGTCAGACCAACGTTGTTGCCGTCCGCGAGCGTGAGGAACAGCTCCACGATGCGACCCTCGCGAGTCGGCACCGTGTGTTCGGTAGGCGTGGCGCCCAGTGCGTTCAGACTCGCCGGAACCGTGACCTGTGCGCTGGCCGCACCCGGCGTGTAGCTGTCGAGCGTAGCGCGCGGGGCCAGCTCCGTGTTCGCCTGGTCGACGATTCGATAGTCCACCGAGGCGACGTTCAGGGGCGTGCCGCTGCGGTCAAGCAGCGGAATCACGCACAGGACATTGGTTCCAGCGAGAAAGACCTGCATCGCGTTACTCGCCCTTTTCTTCGAAGACGCCGCCCGTTGCCTTGACGATCGCGTCGATCAGGCCACGGATGGAGTTGTTCTTGATGTTCATCGTGTCCGCGATCTCACGCAGTCCACCGATGCCCTTCTCGTCAGCGATGGCTGCGAGCTCCGCCTCGTTCCAGACCTTCGCTGCGGGCGTAACCGGTGCGACAGTTTCCGGTGCGGGTGCGGTGGGTTCCGTCACCACGGTTGTCGCGCTGGTCGAGACCGCCGGCGCGTGCATCTGGTCGAGCAGGAATTGCGAGACACTCGGATTGGTGCCGTCCTCGTATGCGCATGCGTAGACCGCGGCGATGCGCGTGGCGTCCTTGTGGGAGACGTCGGCGGTAGACACGCCGTTCTCGAAGAACACGGCGCCCAGTTGTGCGGTGTAGCGCTCCATGCCCGGCGTCAAAAGTCGAAGTTTCATTTGTGATCCCTGATGTGAAAAAGGGCGAGCCCAAGGCCCGCCCTTTCTATGATAGTCAGTTTTGACTATCCAGACAATTAAACGTTGGAGACGCCAATCAGACGTGCGATCGAACGCGTGGACTTCAGCGCGAGGCCCGTATACCACTTCAGGCGGATACGCGTTGCGTCCTTGTTCTGCACCGTGCCGATGTTCTCGACCACGATACCTGCGTCGCCGCCACCGTAGATGCCGTGCAGGCCATCCAGCTCGTTCAGGCGCAGTGCGTAGACCGAGCACAGGCTCGAACCAGTGCCCAGGCTTTCGTTCGCGCCCAGGAACTCGTTCATGATGATCGGCACGCCGTTATGCGTGAGCATCGGGCGACCGAAGTTTTCCAACTGCTGCATCACAGCGTCGGTGCCGTAGGTCGCACGCAGCAGACCGCGGAATGCGCGGATCGTGCCACGACGCATCACGATCACGTCAGCGCCGTTCGGCACTGCGTCGAGCAGCTCGTCGAGCATCGTCAGCGTGAGGGCATTGCCGTTCGCGCCAGCGGCGATCGTCTGCGTGCCGCCAGCTTGCACCGCCAGGCTCGGCAGGCCGTCGAACGCCTTCGTGTTCACCGCCGAGTCGCCGGTTGCCAGCGTCTGGTGGAACACGCGCGCCACGCCCTTCGCCTTCTTGGCGATCTGCACCGCCATCTGGTCGTTGGTGTCGCTTTCGGTCGACTGCAGGAACTTGTCCACATCGACGTCGCCAGCCAGGATGCGCAGACGCGTCACGACTTCTTCGACGGTCGATGCACTTTCGTTCACCGTGTCGTTCGGGTCGAGGAAGTCAGCGCCAGCCAGCGTGTCTTCGCGGTTGTAGACATACGCCTTGCCGTTCACGCCGACAAAGGGCAGAACGCTGAACAGATCGTCGCGTTCGATAATTTCGTCGATGACACCTGCGACGAGCTGGTTATTGCTCAGCGAGTCGGCCACCGTTTTCAAAAGAGGCATTGCATTTCCTTTAAAAAAGATTGAAACAGCTTCGTTTCGGGCCTAGGTCGCTTTAGTCACCGATAGGACGCCACAATATCACAAAACGACCACTTTGGATAGTCAGTTTTGACTGTTGTGACGCCCGCCAAACTTAGCTGTTGAGTTTCACATTCAGACCCTTCAGGCCCGCGGCAATGCGCGAGATACCCGTCGTTTCTCCCTGCTGGCTCGGTTGTGTCACCTTGCCGCCAGCGAGACGCGAATCGGAACCGGCGCCGGGCTTGACCTTGCTCTTGAGCAGGTGGTCCTTCTCCGGGTCCGCCTCGACGATCTTGCGCAGCGCTTCGTCAAAACTGACTGCCGCACCGGCACCATTGACGATCATCGTGCGTTCGGCCGCGCCCTTGGGCTTGTCGTATGCGACGACCTTGCCGTCGACCAGCTCGAAGTGATCGCCGTAGATGACGCGCGCCTTGGCGGGCGTCAGGGCGAGTTCCGCGCTGATGAACTGCGACTGCGAGAACTGCGTGCCAACGGTCAGTTCGTTGATGACGCTCTCGCGCGCGCCGAGCTGGCTCTTGAGCGCGTCGATCTGTTCCTGCAGGGTCTTCTTTTCCTTGCCGTGTTCTTCGGCCATGCGCTCTTTCAGGCGCGACCACTCGCCCTTTGCTTCAAGCGCGGCGTTTTCGGCGTCCACTTTTTCCTTCAGCAGCGCACGCACCGCTTCCGGGTCGATGCCCTCGAACTTCTTCAGTTGTTCCTGGGCGAGCGTGAGTGCCTTGTTGGCCTCATCGAGCTTGCCCTTTTTCTGCATGACTTCCTTCAGCAGCGCGGCTTCCTCGTCGGTCGGCTTGCGCTCGCCGGAGCCTGCGCCCTGCTTGTCCTTCTCTGCTGCGGCTGCGGCTGCTGCCGCTTCAGCGTCGGCTGCTTCGGCCGCTGCTTTTGCTGCTGCTGCCTTGGCCTGGTCTGCTGCGAGCCCCGCGGCAATTGCTGCGGCACCGCCCGATTTCGAGCCTTCTTCACCCGCCGCGTCCATGTAGCGTTGGGAGAGCATCAGTTTGCGCAAAAGTGCATTCATGTTTCGTCGTTCCTTGACCAGTCTCTAGGTCGTAGTTGTGAAAATGCCGGCACATCACTTGGCCGGCGTGGGGTTAGCCTTCCGACTTCGTGGTGAGCGATTCGGTCGCCACCGCGCGGTCGGAGTATTTCTGGAGCTGCTGCTTAGCGCCCTGCTGGGCCTGAGCCTGAGCCTGCAGCTCAAGCGGACCCGCCGGCGGCCAGTCCTTCAGGTCAGCGAGGATCTTCTCCTTGATGCCCTTCGCAAGCTGCGGGAACAGCTTGTCGATCACCGCCTTCATCTGCTCCTGACGCAGCGAGTCAGGCGCTTCGATCAGGGACAGGCGCGCGGCAATGTCGAACTCGTCGTAGAGTCCGCGGGTATCAAAGTCGTCCGGGTAGGTCACATACTGCTGATCCTCGGCGAGCTTTTCGCCGTTCCAGAGCGCGACCAGCGCCGCGATCTTGTTCTCGATCGACTGCAGTGAATCCGCCTTGGCTGCCAACAGAGCATTCACTCGCTCGAAGTCGTAAGCCTTGGCTACACCGGAGCTGTTGTCGATCCCGAGCGAGTTGTCCTGTTTGGTGCGCTCGCCTGCGAGACCAACGGTGTGGTAGATCTCGTTGATGATCTTGTGGATCACCGCGAGGATCATCTGGGCCTGTTTCGGGTCCGGGGAAATGTATTTCGGTTCAGCGCCGCCATCACCGTCGTAGAGGAAGATGCGCTTGGTGCCCATCTCCATCATCTTCGTGTAGTTGTCGTCGCCCGGCATCATGCCCTGCGCCGGCATCGCCAACTGGCTGAAGGTCTGGTCCTGGATGATCGCGTCGAGGTTCGAGAGGTAGTTCGCCACCGCCCGGTCCAGATACGCAATGTCGTCGATCATCGACGGCGCCACATACAGCTCGTCGGAGATCACGTGGTCAGCCAGAATCACCGGCACGACACCCAGGTCGTGGTTGCCGGCGCCGATCTGCACCACCTTCTGCTTCTTGCCCTTGCCCTGCAGTTCGAACAGACGCCACTCCTGCTTGGTCCACAGACGGAAGCGTTGCAGGATCGCGCCGCTCGAATTCAACGGGTCCGCGTCGTCGCGTGCCGTCTCCTGGATGAGTGCCCAGTTCAGCGCGCCCATGCCGTCGTAGCTGTAGTCGAGCAACTGCTCGGGACCAACCAGATACGCGTAAGTCATGACGCCGGCGGCCTTCTCGTCGGCCTTCGTTTCCACGCCGTCGGTCTTCGTGTTATCGACCACGATGCCGATACGGCCCTGGCGGGACGTGCGCGAGGCGATCTGGCGCGCGAAGTCCTGGATGCCCAGACCGTTGCGGGTGCTTTTCAGCCAGAACTGCTTGATGCACTCGGGTGCGTCGTTTTCGTTGCGGGTGATCGCCTGCTTGAACAGATACTTGTTCAGCAGGTCGACGACCTCCTTCGTATGGTTGAAGCGGTAGGCGCGCGCGAGCCGGTCGCTGAATTCCTTGTCGCCTTCCTTGATGTAGCGGAATACGTTGGTGTCGAACCACTCGCGGCCGCCCTCATACGTTTCTTCGATGAAGTGCCAGTGATTGACGTTCTCGTCGTATTCGGGATGCCGGCGGGAGATGAGCGCGCGCAGCTTCTTCTGCTCGTCGTCGGCGACCGGTGCGATGCCCATAGCGGCAGCCGAATCGACCTCATTCGGGTCGATGGAGAACTGCTCGCCGGCGGTAAAGTGCTTGATGTCCATTGGTCGTGAGTATTCGTGAGGGGCGGCGCTTTGTCAACAGTCAGTTTTGACTATCCGCAGGGTTAAACAGAAAGCCCGCCAAGCTGCAGACGGCGAACCGGGAACTCGAGGTCGATGCAGTAGCCTGCCGCGTCAGCGGAGTGCTCGGTGCCGGCGTCCTTGTCGACGTCGCGCGAGCCTGGCTTGTAGATCGTCTGCTCCAGCGACTTGATGAAGTGCTTGCAGGACGGGTCGATGCGCATGCGCACCTGTCCGTCGGCCGAGCGCAGCATCCGGTTCACAGAGTTGACCCGGTCAGCCACGAGCGGTGACTTGCGGCGGAACTTGATGCGCTTGAAGCCCTTCTCGCGAAGAATGTCCAGGTCGGTCTCGCCACGCGCGTGCTGCCGCTGGCCGCCGGCCGGGTCAGGGTAGATCGTCATCTGCTTCTGGTGGCGCCAGTATTTCTTCTCCAGCGCGTCAGCGATCTCCTCGGTGTTCGAGCCGAACTGCACGATCTCGTCCACCGCCCACAGCTCGCCATTATCCTGAAGCTGGAAAATGACCGTGGACATAGGGTCGATGTTGAAGTCCATCCCGACCCAGATCGGCAGTTTCGGGTTGAACTCCAGCTTTGCGACGTGGACCGCCCGGTCAAACGGGTAGTAGACGCGCCCGCTCATCGTCTCGAAGCTCGCCTCGAACTCCTGCTTGTAGGATTTCGGGTCCATGTCGCGGCGTGCGGCCTCGAGCTCCGAGCTTGGAATGAACGGCGACGTGAAGGTCGGGAACTGCCAGCTCGCCCAGTCGTTGCGGCGCATGCGGCCGTTGGTGTCCAGATACTCCTCGCCGCGCTGGCCGAGCATGTAGACGGTGTGCAGGTAGTTGTAGGCTTTGGGCGTGCCGATGAACATCGCGTGGCCGCCCGTGTCCGCGAGCGTCGGGCGCAGCACCTTGGTCCACGTCTCCTCGCTCATGTCCTGGAACTCGTCGAGCACGAGGAAGTGGATACCCACGCCGCGCAGCGAGTCGGCCTTGTCGGCGCCCTTCAGCTCGATCCGCGTGCCGTTGCGCAGCGTGATCGTGAGCGTCGTCTCATTGATCTTCTTGATCCACTTCTTGGGCAGCGCGTCGAGCAGGTCGGTCCAGAGAATCTGCTTCGCCATCTTGTAGGTCGGCGCCACATACCAGACCTTGCGCTTCCTGATCTGCGCGAACTTGATGATGAGCACCTTGGAGAGCTGCGTCTTGCCCCAGCGCCGGCCCGCGACCACGACCCTGAAGCGGTGCTTGTCCTGAAACACCATCATCTGCTTCGGATGGAGCGAGAGCGTCGCATTCTTACGCGCCATCGTCATCCCCGCTTTCGTCGACCACGTCGTCAATCTCCGCGACGTCTGCCTCGGCATCCGGCAGGTCGTCCAGCTCGCTTTCGTCGCGCGCGCGCAGCGCCTCGATCTGTTCGGCAGTCAGTTCGCTGATGATCAGCTCCGGCAGCCCGTCTTCGTCCATGCCGTCGTCGCGGTCCAGACCTAGCACCGCCCAGCGCTCCTCACGGGCCTTCTTCAGGACCGTCATCGCCGAGTCGAGCGCCTTGAGGTTGTTGAGCACGGTGGAGAACGCGTGCCCGGCCGCCTTCGCCTGCAGGATCTCGTTCCACGAGAGCTTGGCGAGGCCGGAGGCCATCTTGTAGTGCTCCTCCTTGGTCTCCTTGATGCGCGCGGCGAGCACCGTGGCGTCATCGATCGACGCCTTTTTGACTTCTTCCTTGACCGCGGCCGCGTGCTCAGCCTTCTTCGAGCCGCGCACGATCTCGTATTTCGCGAAGTGGGAGGAAAAGGCGGATTTGTGCTTGCCAAACCGTTTGGCGAGATCGACGAGCGTGACTTCGCCGGACTCCCATAGCGCCTCGGCCTCCGCCCACTGCTTCGGGGTGAGGCGGGCATGCTTGCTTTTGGGTGCTGCTGGTGCCGGTGCCTTCGTCACTGCCTGTCCTTCTGTTTCGCTGTTTCAAAAAAAAAGGGCGCGGAGGTTGGCGCCCATTCGGAGACAAACATGCGAATCAGGGCTCCAATGTAGCCGCGGCCGCGGCATTTGTCAACAGTCAGTTTTGACTGTCTTCTGCGACCACGAGAAAGAGTGCGGCCGCCAGAGCCATCACTTCGTCCGGCTGCGCAGTCGTCGCTCTGTGCTCGCCATTAAGTTCGAAGCGACACACCCATCCCCCGCCCGGTTCGGGCAGCACTGAGTGCGGGATTTCGCGCTTTGCGAGCGCTTCTGTCGTCAGTGTTTCGCGCTCGCTGAATCGGGGCGCGACAACCCAGTTGGTTTCGTCGGGCACGACGTCCTTGGCCCAGCACTTGACGATTCCGTCCTGGATCTCGGCGAGGTAGCCGAGCGCTGCCGCAATGGACCAGTCAATCCGCAGTCGGGCTCTTTCCACGGACTGGGCCCAAGTTGGGTCCGCCTCGCTTTCCCGGAATTCTTTATCTTTCATTCTTTGTTTCTTTATTACTTAATACTTATATATAACGGGAACGACTTGGGAGCCCAAGTGCGGCCCCAAGTCAGGAACCCTCGAAAATCTCATCCAGGAGAGCTTCTTCGTCGGAAGCGATAAACGCCGGCCCCGGAGAACTCACCGGAGTGAGGACATAGCCGCGGCCCGCTGCCGTGATCGAGATCAGCACCCGCTGCCGGTCCCGGCGCTTTTCCTTACCCGTCTTCTCGATCAGCCCGTGCTTGATGAGCGCGCGGATCGAAAACTGGATCGACGCCTTGGTGGTTTCGTAGTTGATGCGCTCGATGACCTGGTCGAGGTCGCACGCGGTGCCGTCCGGGTTCGCCGCGGCAATCACGCGCAGGAGTTCGATCTGTTTGACGGTCAGGTGCATTCAATGGGCTCCCGTGAGCTTGGAGAGGTCAAGCGGCGCGTCCACCGGCTGGTTGTCATACGCGAGCAGCGGAATGCGCGCGGGGAGCTCCCGCGGCGCCCTGGCATCGACGTCGTAATCCGGGTTGAGGTAGACGCCATAGAGCGGGCTCGCGAAGACGAGCTGCTGGAGTTGCTTCAGAAGCCAGCCCACTTCCATCCCCTCGATGCGCTCGGCGGCGTCAAAGCGCTTGTTACCCGACTTCTCGCGGCTCGAATTGCGGTAGTAGTAGGCGCGCAGCTCCGCCACGCACTTCTCGCGGATATGCGCCGGCATCTGCTCGATTTCTTCCGTCACGCCGACATAGTCCGACGGCACCGATTCGAACCAGCGCCGGAACAGCTCGAGGCCCGACTTGTATTTCGCACTGGGCCGCGGCCGCACGAAGCGCACTCCGGCCTTGGCGGCGAACGGGTTGAACTTCGACATGGAAGACTGGAACTCCACGATGCTCGAGCCGGAGAGGCGCATCATGAGGTTCTGCATCCGGTAGGCGATGCCCGCGCCCCGATACATCGTGTCGAGCACCAGGCGGCTGTTCGTGCAGGCGTTATCGTTCAGCCAGTTCATCCGATACTTGTTGATGAGCTTCGTGTCCATGCCGTTCTGGTTCGGGCGCAGGTGCTTGAACACCTCGTTGCGGCCCGAGGAGAGCGCGGAGGACACCGTCATGACGCCCACACCGATCGTCTGGTCGCGCAGCACGCACCGGTAGAAGTTCGGCCCGAACGGCAGGTTCTCCGCCTTGTAGTGGAGCTCGTGCAGCAGATCCCAGTCGGCCTTGGTGCCGCGCTCGACGTAGATTTCCGGCAGCAGCGACAGGCTCACCTTCGAGACCGCCTGGCGCTCGATCAGCACGTCCGGGTTGTCGACGACGATGGTCATTTTGCGGGCGGCACCTTGGGACGACGCGGCGAGCCCTCGAGCGGCGCCTTCGTCTTCGACAGGTCGAGCGGCTTGCCCGTCGTCTGGTTGATCTTTTCCGCGATATCCTTCAGCGGGTTGGGTTTCTTAGGCGCTTTGAGCGGCATTGCGCTTTTTCTCCATGAATCGTTGATAGAACCAGATGCTCGATGCGATCCCGCAGCACCCGCCGGCAGCGCTCGCGAGAAACGCGTAGAGCGATCCTGACGCGGCCGCGTGCGCAAAGGTGAACTGACCCACGCTGATGCCGAAGGACGTCACCACGGACGCGATATAGCGCCCCTGATTGACGTTCTTCGACTGCACCCCGAGCAGAAACACCGACCCGTATGAGGCGGCGAACAGGATGAGCAGCGTGACCAAGGTCATGTGCAGGCTCTCGCGGCGGCGCTGATGTTTGCCATTGCCGAGCTGACCGATGCCGCGGCAGCATCAGTCGAAGCTGCTGAGTTCAGGCACGTCACCGTGGTGCGCGGATCGGCGATGCCAAGCGTATGCGCCCCACCCAGGAAGCCGCCACCACCGCCCGAATGCCAGCCACCTACCGGTGCGGCCACGCCAGGCGATGCGATGCCCACGCCAATGCCCGGCATGTATTCACCGAGCGAGATGGGCGTCTTCGGCTTGTCGGCCGCCGGTTGTTTCTGCGCCGGTGCAGCGCCGATCGACTCCAGCTTCTCGCGGATCTGGCTGCGCACGTCGAGGTCCATGTCGGCACCACCGTCGAGGAATCCCTCGAGCCACCAGACGAACTGTTCGTGCGTCATGCCGCGGCTCCCGAGATGCTCAGACAGTCGTAGCACTCCATGCAGCCGCACGCACGATTGCCCGTCACCGGAGCAGCGCCCGTCGGCGGCAGGTCGTCATCGTCGCGCCGGTCCTTGTCGTTGATCATCTTGACGAGCAGCGCCCACAGCGCGAGCGCGGCGATCAGAACGAGCGGAAGGCCAAGATAGAAGTCGAGCAGCGTCATGTCAGAACTCCAGGCGACAGAACTCTTGGCGAACCGGCGTCTGGTTCAGGCCCAGGTCGGCGAAATATTCTTCGAGCGCCGCGGGCGTGCGATCTCCCGAGAAGCGGCCCTTGGGCACCCCGGCTTCGAGCGTGATGACCGTCGGCACCGCGCGCACACCAAAGAGAGCGGCGAGCTCCGGCTCGTCACCAGCGTCGACCACGGCAACCGTGAAGCCCCACTTGTCGGCGAGCGCCGCGAGCTTGGGCTTGAGCTGCTTGCAGGGGCCGCACCACGGCGCGGTGAATGCGACCACGATCGGCTCATCCTTCGACTTTTCGGTGACGAATTCGTCGAACGTGTGTTTGGTGGGGTTAATGACTGGCATCTTTGTATCCTTCGGGGGTGTAGGCGATCTCGATCTTTTCCCGATACCGTTTCTCGATATAGACGGAAGGCGCCAGGTCCGCGCGCAGGTCGAGGTGAGTGGTGGCAACAATGAGCGTCGCGCCGGCCGCGCGGGCAACCTTCTGCATGTTGAAGGCGATCACTTTCGCCGTATCCCGGTCGACCACCGCGAGAAACTCGTCGGCAACCCAGACCTTGGCGTTCGCCTCAATGAGCTTGGCAAGGCGGAACCGGTAGCGCTGCCCGTCCGAGAGCTCGGAAGGCTTGCGCACGAACAGGTAGGCGTCGTTCAGCCCGGCGATCGAGAGATAGCGAAGCGCGTCGTTGGTGTCGGTGCCGATCTGGTTGATGAGCGGGCAGTCCTGGAACTGGATCTCGTCGATATCGCACACGACGTCGCCGGCGGCCTTCATCTGCGCCTTCAGCTCGCGCAGGACAGTCGACTTGCCCGAGCCGGACTGGCCGGTCACGTAGACGACGTCGCCCTGCTCAATGTCGATCGGCTGGTTGTCGAAGACGACGAATTCCTTGTCGTCCAGGCCCAGGCCGAACGCTTCAGCGATCTCCAGCACGCGGTCGGTGCGCTCCACGGTCGCCGTGAAGCGCTTGTTGACGATGTATTGCGTCATTCCTCGATGCCCTGCCGGTTGATCGATGCCCACCAGGCCATTGCCTTGGGGTTGTCCTGCCATACCTGACACAGACCCCGCGCGCCGAACAGCGTGAAGTCTTCCTCGTCGTTCTCGTCCTGGAGGTCGAAGTAGACATGGATCGCGTGCATCACTTCATGCAGGAAGGTGTCGGCCAGGTTCTGCGCGGTCTGGTGCTGCGCCACGCGAATCTTGTGGCTCACCTGATTCATGTGACCGAAGCTGCCGGTGGCGACCGAATCCCCAAAGTCTTCGATTTCCACCGTGAACCGGAAGTTGCCGATCTTCAGGGAGGTCGGGATGCCGCGATAGGGGTTGAAAGCAGTTTTGCCGGTCATGGTCAGTCGTCGCTCACTATCTGCAGGACGAGCAGCAGCGCCAGCAGCTCGTCGCCCGACAGGGACACTGGCTCGCGACGCAGCGCCCACACCGCGCCCAGCGCCACGAGGACCAGTAGGGAAACCAGCAGTATCGGAAGCAGCATCGAGTGCATCGTCATCCTCGCGTTTCGGGTGGGTGAAGGTTTTCATGCGTTTGCCACCTCTTTTGCATGGGCGACAAGCGCGTCGGCGCCGGTCAGTCCGGTTTGTGCTTCGATCGTTGCCATGAAGCGCGCGAGATGGCGCTCGTCGCGACCGGCGATGCTCTTGAAGCCCAGCACCTTGTCGAGCCGCACTTCGCGCGCATCGGTCTCCTCGACCGCCTTGGTCGCCGAGAGCGACTGTTCGCGCACCACCTCGTCCAGATCCTCGACGAACGGGGCGTCGTTGATTTCGCCCAGGTCCGCGGTCATGAACTCCAGCTCCTTCGCGTCGAAGATGCCTTCGAGGCTCACTTCGAGCGAGGCGAGTTCTTCCTGCAGCAGGCGCGCGTCGATCTCTGAGATGGCAACGCGGTTATCGGCGAGACGCAGCGCCTTGGCTTCGTCTTTCGAGAGGTCATCGCGAACCACGACCGGAACGTGCTTCAGCACAGGTTCAAGTAGCGATGCGAGGCGCCGGCCGTGGCCCGCGATGATGGTGCCGTCGGCTTCGGTGACGATTGCGGTCGTCCAGCCGAACTTGTCGATGGACTTGCGGATCTTGGCAATCTGGGCCGCGTCGTGAATCTTCACGTTGCCCTCGTAGGGCTTCAGGAAGTCGATCGGCTTCAGTTGCGGCTTGAATTCTTGGCTCATGCGGCGATCTGCTCCAACCAGATGGTCTGTTCTTCGTCAGGCTTGTCGAGCGCCTGCAGCTTGCGCAGGTCTTCGTCGTAGCCGTCGTCCTCGCCGTTGTGCTCGTAGTTCGAGCCCTCGTCGCAGGATCGGCACTGGAACGGGTCGTATTCCAGGTTCAGGCAGGTGCGGCAGAAAGCGAACTTCATGTCAGAGCGTGATCCAGTCGTTGGCGAGCATGTCGGTCTGGGAGGGAGCCCAAGGCACAAAGCAGTTGTCGGCTGTCTTCATGCCGATCCACGGCAGCTTCGAACAGCCGAGCGCGTGAACCGAGCCGCGTTCAGCATCGGGGTTGTAGTCGTAGCCCTGCACCAGCACGAGCCACATGCCGCTGCCGTTCCAGCCGACTCTGGCGACGCGCATACCGGCCTTGATTGCGTCGAGCGCGTCGCTGAAGTCGAGGCCCACGCCGCTGCGTTCATTACGGTCTTTCATGTTCGATATTCAGTTTTGACTGGTTCGGTGGGTAAGCAGGTGAACCAGCGCGTTACCGGCGTTGGTCAGGGAATCGTCTTCGGTGAAGCGCTGCGTCTTCATGGTGGACTCGATCAGCTCCGTGATCGTCGCGACGTCCTCGACAGGCACCTTGAAGCGCATCACCTGGTGGGTCTGGACAGCCTTCTCTTTCGGGAGAACGCTCGGGCTCCCGTCATCGTCCGGTATGTCTAAATCATCCAGCGCTATATTTACTGACGAGAAGATCGAAGCGAAATCCGCGTCGGTGTAGGGCATGAACGTCGCGAGGTCGTCGGGCGAGCCCAGACCGTCCAGAAGCTCCGCCAGGCGCAGCGTGTCGTCGTTACCGTAGCGGCCGTTGTCGACGAGGCTGATCTCCTTCGCGCGCTTGTCGTCAAGGCGACCGAGGTTCGTCACCGGCACCTGCGGCACCTTCAGACGGATCGCAGAGTCGCGCCGGTGCGCACCGCCCAGGATCTCCAGCGTGCCGTCGGCCAGCTCACGCGCGATGATCGGCTTGAACAGCCCCAGCCGCCTGATCGACTCATCGATCTTGGCCTCATTTTCAGGGCTGACAACGTTGGTGTTCCAGCCGTTGTGCTTCAGTTGCTCGGGGGCAACGTGCAGCGTCTGGAATTGGGCTTTGCTCATGCGCTTCCTGCGGTTTTGGATAGTCAGTTTTGACTTATACTACGCCTAACTTATAAAGATGGCAACCAAGCTATGACACGCGCGACCATTGCATACAACGCGACCACCGCCAAGCTGATCGAGACCGACCGGGCGCTCAAGCTCGAAGTCCAGCGCCTCATCAGCTACAAGGTGGCGGGTGCAGATAACACCGACGCGTTCAAGCGCGGCGGCTGGGACGGGCGCAGCTCCTTCTTCGACTTCAGGAAAGGCACCTTCCCCGCCGGCTTCGTGCATCTGGTCACGGCGGGGCTACGGCGCGCGGGGCATGAAGTGGCTCACGTCACCAAGCCCGCACCTGAGCCGCTTTGTCCAGTGAACCCGAAGATCGACAGCTTCCCGGACGATCCCCGCTACGACTATCAGCCCGAAGTGGTCGACCGGCTCGTCAAGCACCGCCAGATCATCGCGCAGGTCGCAACCGGTGGCGGCAAGTCGCGGATCGCACGTCTTTGCTTCGCCCGCATCCGGCGCCCCACCCTCTTTCTCACGACGCGCTCGATCCTCATGTATCAGATGAAGGACGCGTTTGAGGAGATGGGCGTGAAGTGCTCGGTGCTCGGCGACGGTCAGTTCGGGACGGTCACAACCGGTGCCGACGGTGTCGAGCGTCACTCGGTGAAGATGATGAGCGTCGGCATGGTTCAGACGCTTGTTTCGCGCTTGCAAGAACCGTGTCCAGACGATGACGTCGAGAAGCAGAACGAGCAGACGCGCATCAGGAACAAGACGATCGCGCTCCTGGAGAAGTTCGAGTTCGTGATCGGTGAGGAAGCCCACGAGGCGGGCGGCAACAGCTACTACGAGATCCTGCGCCACTGCAAGAACGCGCACTACCGGCTCGCGCTCACGGCCACGCCGTTCATGAAGGACGACGAGGAATCGAACATGCGCCTGATGGCCGCGTTCGGTCCGATCGGCATCAAGATCAGCGAGAAGATGCTGATCGACCGCGGCATCCTCGCCAAGCCGTGCTTCAAATACGTCCAGTTGCAGCAGAAGCCGCCGAAGCTCTTTCGCGGCACGACCTGGCAGGCTGCCTACCGCCTGGGCATCGTAGATAACGCCGAGCGCAACGCTCACATCATCTACGAGGCTCGCCGGGCGGCCGCATTGAAGCAGCCGGTGATGATTCTCGTGCAGCAGACGCGCCACGGTGAGCTTTTACGGGAGGCACTCACCGCAAAGGGCATCAGCACTGAGTTTCTGCAGGGCGAGAACAAGCCAAAGGAGCGGAAAAGCGCGCTCACCAGGCTCGGAAACGGTGCGACCCAGGTGCTCATCGGCACCACCATTCTGGACGTCGGTGTGGACGTGCCGGCGGTGGGTCTGGTGATCCTGGCCGGCGGTGGAAAAGCGGAAGTTGCGCTTCGCCAGCGTATCGGGCGCGGTGCGCGCGCGAAGAAGAAAGGGCCGAACGTGTTTCTGGTGGTCGACTTCGACGATCCGTGGAATTCCCACACGAAGGAGCACGCCAAGCAGCGCCGCGCGATCGTGGATGCGACGCCGGGCTTTGCCGAGAACGTGCTGCCGGCGGCTGCCGACTTCGATTTCGTCGGACTGGGGCTCGCGACTCGCCGGGCCGCGTGAAACGTGCTAATTTGTCAGTCACAACTGACTGAGGAACGACCATGAAGCACGCCCTGACCCTGAACCTCATGATTATCGTCGCGATCCTCGCGGCGATCGTCATTTCCGGTAGTCCGCTGCCGCTTTTCGCACTGTTCATGCTCCGGGAATTCCCATATGCGCTGATGGTCAATCAGCAGGACGAAGAACCGGACGGGCCGCGTATCGGATTCACCGCCGAGGTGTAGTCGGCACGTGCAGCTTAGGGTTTTCACATAAAATGCTGCATCGAACGGGCATGATTTTTGTAAGATGAAAATCATGCCTGTCTACAATATGCGTGCGAATGTAAAACACACGTGAAAGGGAGTGTCGGAAATGGAACAGGACAAGCAGACGCGCTACACCGTTGTCGTCGGCAAGCTCGCGCAGGCACGGCTCGCTTCCATCGCGAAGCAGTTCAAGATCAGCCAGGGCGCGGTGATGGAGGTCATGATCGAGAACGTGGACGTGCAGGCGCTCGAGGAACAGTTCAGGGCGCGGCGCGAACAGAAGGTCCAGAGCCGCGGCAGCAAGACCGAGCTGCTGGAGAAGATCAAGAAACTCACGCCCGAGCAGCGGGCGTATCTCGAAAGTCTGGGTAGCTGATGCGGGTGCTCGTCTGTGGCGGGCGCGACTTCGAGGATCAGGACTTCACCGATTGGGCGCTTGATGCGGTTCACGCACGGCGCCCAATCTCGTTGGTGATCGAGGGAGGCGCACGGGGCGGTGATCGCTGTGCGCGCAAGTGGGCGATCTCCCGCGGCATCCCATACCATACTTTCGAGGCCGACTGGCAGCGTTACCGACTCCGCGCCGGCTTCGTTCGAAACCAGCAGATGCTCGACGAGGGCCAACCCGACATGACGCTTGCCCTGCCTGGTGGCAGGGGCACCACCGACATGGTGCTGAAGTCACGCGCGGCCGGAGTGAAGACGAAGACGCTCTGGAAGCTCCACGAGCAATACCTCGCTACCCGTTGAAGTGCTCATTCAGGAACGGCTTGAAGTGGTTCTGCACGTCCGTGATGCGGTTAAAGCACGGCCAGTAAGCCGGACCCTGCCCGCCCTGCGAGGACGCATACATGCCCCGACAGACGCCTTCGAGCGTGATCGTCGCCCCTGCCCCGCTATCGACGTAGGTCGCCCGGAACGTCGCCTGTCCTGTGTGAACCGGCAGATAGGTCTCGACTGCGGTGTCGTCCGCGCGGCGCACCCGCATATCGGAGTTCTGCTCGACAAAGACCTTGGTCAGGCGCCACACCTTCGCACACGCGGCTGCATCGGTGCAGGTGACGGTGGCTCGTTCCTGGATGGTGGTCAGCGCGCTCTCGGCGTCGAAGAAGTTCTTTTCGTTTTGCGCCTGCTCGGCCGGCGACACGCAGCCGGTGAGTGCGAGCGCAGCGATGGCGATGGTCTTTTTCATGGTGTCGTTCTCCCCCGTTTTTGAACGGTCGGATTATAGACAGCCAAGGCGCCGAAATGGGCGAAGTGTAAGGATTGCCCCACACCCTACCCACCTACCCAGGGTGGCGTGTGTCCGGTGGCAACGAAATCCGTATCGACGAGCGGTGCGGCGTGCGGAGGGGTGGAACTATAAGGAGCCGCGATCCTGGTCGGCCTGGATCTGTAAGGAAGCGTGTTTGGGGGACTGGATTGATGAAGGGAGGGCCATGGCGACGCTCGGAAATCTCTAGGACTTCGACTCCCGCGTCGGACAAGGATGATTCGCGTCCTGTCAGCCCTTCTGCGTGCGCATGACCGCGTTGTGTGTCGTGCGGTTTGCAATGCGTTTGCAGTCACGCGAAACCGCTTGCAACGCGCTATCGTGCACGTATGAATACAGACATAGCAAACCGCAAGCAATCAGAAGCAGAGACACAATCAGCAGAAGATGCAGCATACAACCCCCTCATTAGAGACTGAGTGTTTCACGTGAAACACTCAGTTTTGACTGTTACGTTATGCAGTAAACAGCGCTTCTACTTTCTTTGCAGCGTTCGATTCAGTCAGCGTGATTGAGTCGTCTTTGCGACCTTTTACGACGTTGCAAATGTTCATGAAACGCAGCATCTGACGCGTGCTAGATGCTTGCGTGCTTGCGGTTGACGGTTCGCACATCTTGAACGAGCGCACCGCTTCGGTTTGCATGTCTTCGCTAAACACGACTTTGTTAGACAGCGAGATTTGCGAACCGCGATTGCTCAATGCTTGCAACTTAATCAGATTACGCAGAATCGCAACGGTGTAACCGTCAAACACTGACGTCATACCGCAAGCGAGCGCGAAAACCGCTTTGCGGATTTTTTGCGCTGCGTAGATAGCGATATAGTCATGTGCACGTGCATCGCTAATCGCGTATTGCTTTGCGAGCGTTTCAAAGTCTACTTCTAATTCAATGCACCGCTCGATAGCGATCAGCGCATTACGACCGCTCAACGCGCTAAGCTCTGCGTTCATGTTCTTTTTGAAGTTGTCAGACGGTGCGTTAGCAATGCGCGACTTGATCGAATCGAGCAAAAGCGTTTGCATGCGCACCGCTTTAGCTGCGTTCGCTTCTGCGTTCGTTTCAGCTTGAACCGGTGCAGCGCTTTCAATCGTTGTTTCGACCGCGAGCGCTTCAACCGTTTGCGCTTCAACTTGCGTCAGTGCGTCAGCTTGAACCGGTGCAGCGTTCTTGCGGTTGCGCTTTGCTTTCGGTGCGACTGCGTTTGCTTGTGCGTTCATTTTGTAGACTCGTATGTGTGTTGTGTTTCACGGTCAAACAGTCAGTTTTGACTGCTTGTCTCGCTGCAACGTTGCAGCGAGTAACGACAGTATGACGACCGGGTCAGCAACGTGCAACAACTTTTTACACGTATTTTAAAAAACGTGCGTTTGTTGTTTTCATGCAAAACCGCTTGCAGGGAGGCATAGGTGGGTGTAGACGCGAAGGCTGGATGAGGACGCTCCTTGTCCTAGGCGGTGGATGAGGGCGATTCGCATCCAAGGGCGTGGATGAGGACGCTCCTCACTCGCAGCCTGAGCCGGCCTAGGCCACCACCCTAGGCGATCGGCCTAGGCGCTTTCCATGGAACTGCCTTAAAAGTTCCAAAACGGTGTCGGCGGCCTCTCCCGTCCGACACCCTCACTGCTGCCCTGCGTCAATACGCCTCCATCACACCCAGGCGGCCGTTCGTGCGGATCTGCGCGCGCAGGTGACGGATCTCGGCCTCCTCCTGCTGCATCTCCAGCCAGTCGATCAACTGGTGCGGGCGCATGGCCTTGTATTGCGTGGCCGACGGGTCAGCGGCTTCGGTGCGGGTTTCGACAGGGCGCAGGTTCATGGTGGTTTTCATGGTGTTCAGTTTTGACTGTTGTGGGTGAGATGGTTAAAAACGGGTTGCCATGCGGTAGATGCCGCTGGCGGTCTTATAGGCTTCACGGGGCGTTGCACCGGAGCGGCGTGCTCCGAGATACGCGTCGCGCTCGATGGGGCGCAGAGCCCGGAAGGCGTGAGCCAGGGCGCTCATGCGTGCTCTCCCGGTGCATCGCCCTGCAGACGCTTGATGACCCAGAGATAGCCGTCGATGGCCTTGATCCAGACGAACGCAATCGCGGTGCCGGTGAGGCCGAGCAGGACGATTGCGCAGATCCATTGAAGAAGTTCGGAGTTCACAGGCCGCGCTCCTTTGCTGCTGCGTCCGCGCACTTCCACGCGCTGTCTTCCGAGTAGCTCGGCTCAAAGTCCTGAAAGCTACCGTCTGCGTGCATCCAGCGGTATTGCCCGGTGAAGTCCGAGCCCCATACCGCGCCCATGTCTTCGATCTCGAAACCGGCTGCGAGGATCTGCTCTTTGCGCTCTTGCGTAATCATGATGTGTCTGCTTCGTTGTTGTGTGAGTAGTCATTGTCTCGACTGCTCACAGGAGATGTGGTGGGTAGTTAGTCGGCGATCAGCATCGGCAGGCTGGTGACGCACTCGGGGTCGCTCTCGAGGGCGAACGCGTCGGCGAGCGGCACACCGGGATGCTGGAATGCGTTGAGGGTTGCGCTCACGCATGCCTCGAGGTGCTGGGCGTCGCGGTAGTGTCTGCACACGACCGGGTCAAATGACTCGGCTGTAACGACGTTTCCCGCGAGCGAGAGCTTTCCAATCCGGGTGCCCAGATCAGTCTTTACGACGAGCACATGGGCACCGCAGGCACGCTGGTGCAGGCGATACAGACGGGTGTGGTGCTTGCGGTAGGTGGCTGCGTGCGCGTCGCGCTGGGCGGGAGTGAGGTTCATGTCGTGTGCTGCAGTTGTTGAGTGAGATTGCAGTGTCGCAATCTCACGCAGGGTATGTGGTGGGTGTTTAGTCGTCGATCTCGAGGGTCAGGCCGACAAGCGTCTCCGGGTTCAGCACACGATCGGAGCGGGTGTTCTCGTCGCTCATGGCGAGATGCAGGACGTCGATCATGTCGGGCGTGAACGTCTCGATCTCGCGCAGCGTGCCCTGACCGATCCGGTTCAGATCGTCCTGCGACACGACGCGCAGCATGAAATCGTCGCCCTGATCGAAACGCACGATATACATGCGCTCGCGTTCGCTGTAGGAGTCGATGTGTGCTTGGATGTGGCTCATTGCGTTTCTCTCGGTTGCGTCGCACGTCGCGACAAACATCATTATTCAGTTTTGACTGTGGCTTTATGCTGGGAATCGTCACTTCCGCAGCGGTTTCCTCTCCTCTCCCTCGGCACCGCCTAGGCTTTTCTCCTAGGCCACCCAGGCAACCGGAGTGGATTCTTCCACCGGCCTAGGTGATACCCCAAGGGGCACGGCCTAGGGCACTTCCCGAGCCGCCCTTGGAAACTCCATAAGGGTGTCGGCCGCGGCTCCCGTTCCCACGGGGCTATCCCTAGGGCGAACCCCTCGGGAGTCTTCAAAACTTGGGTAAAGGTGTCGGCGACGGCGCCCGTTTCCACTTATACGTCCCTCACGCGCACGCACGCAGGGTTTGGTTTTGCTTTTAACAATGCCATCCGATGAGGAACCCTACGGTGAAGAACCAAGTCCCCCCAAACCCCCCACGACTATAATCAGTGGGAGGTTTGGGAGAACCCGGCCTTACCAAGGAACCCTACACCGGAGGCTATCCGCGTATGGCAACCCAACAGGCAAGAACCAAGTCCCCCAGAAGAAGAAGCTACTCCCCGAACCGGTGCTTTGGAGCGGGCAAACAATATGGGGTGGATGATAGTCAGTTGTGACTGATGCTGTCAAGGGAGTTGGTGGCGGGTGATGTGTAAGAGTTTGGTGGCGGCGGGCGATTTTCGTCGCTCCATAGCTATCCCCACCTAACCCCGGTCCCGCACCCACTCCCCGACTCTCTACCCACGCACCTACCAGCTCCCATATCCCTGATACCTCTGCTCGCTTGGGTCGTAGATTCCTTCCCTCTTGAATCCGTCGAACTGCGCGGCCATCATCCACTCGTATGTGTTGAGGTCCGGTTCCCTCAGGCCAAACTGCCTTCTTAGCTCACTGTCCAGCACGAGGAATTCCTCTCCCGTCTCGACGTCGTGCGCCGCGTAATACAGTTCGTCCATCCTTGTGCGACCTGAGTCGTCCAGTTTGATCTTCATCACCAGCTCCCTGCTTCCCCATATCCCACAGGCTCGTCCCTACCGTGTGCTGCTTGGACGTTGGTGATCTTGTCTCGGGGGAAGCCGCTGTGATCCTCTCCCACGAGCCACGAAAGGTTCGAGTGCCTGCTCATCCCATACTGCTCGCAGAAGTCCTCAACCATCACGTGGCCTCGCTTGAGTGGTGAGCCTATAGCTTCGGTCTCGCTAAATTCGACGGCGAACACGTCCGGGCTTACGACCTCAACAATCTTGATCCGTGCCATCTACCACGCCTCTCCATATCCTTTGGGCTCATCCCGCTCCGGGTTGACGATCCGCTTGGTGATATTGCTGTTCGGGAGTAGCGGCTTGATCTTGTCGTCGGGGAATCCGATGAACACGTCTTCCTCCTTTCCGGTGCTGGGCTTGGGCGTTTCCTCCAGTCCGTAGGTCTCGCGGAGATCCTGGATCAGCACGTAGCCGTTTTGCGCCCGCGACCAGTCCACGAACGAGTCGACCCACTCCACCTGCAGCCAGTCCTCGTCCAGAACCCGCTTGATCCTGATCTTTGCCATTGCCTTTCCTGTGTTGGGCTCTTGGGTCCGCGGTTGGGTAAATCCATCGCTCCCGTCTAGTCTTTAATAACTACTTCTCTTTCTTACTTTCTTTCTTTACCGGGAGCGGCTTGGGCGCCCAAGCTGGGCTACCAGGTGTCTCCGTATCCATGCGGTTTGTCCGTGATCGGCCTAAGCAGATCGAGGTCGATCCGGTAGACGTTCTCTCCGTCCACGACCCCGACCCTTTCCTTGCACGTGCGGAAGTTGACGCCCTCGATCCTGTGGAGACTGTCGTCGGTCGCCATGTGGACGATGTATTCGTCCTCATCGCCGTCGTATTCCTTTACCGTGATTCTGGCGCTGGTCATCTTCCTGCTCTCATGAATTCGTTGTTCGATTCTCTCGCGTGACTCATGGAATGTCTGCGGGAACCGGTGTTGGCTGCGACGCGTTTAAAGACGTTTTGAGCGGTCGGGGTCGTTGCGTGTGTCTTGTG